CGCTGGTGCTGAATGTTTTCTTGAAACCCTTCGGGCCGATTGATACGCTTGCGCTCTTTGCGCTCAGGTTCAGGCGAACACCCGGCGCGATCTTTTTGCTCTTTCTAAATCTCATTCCCATATATAAGGACCTCCTTCGCTTTTATTGTAACCGATCATCGGCCGGAGTTCTGGGCCGGCCGCGTCGGTTATGTAAAATCAAGTTTTATAACATTTCCCTCTCGGGAAGTTCGGGGGCGTTTCTTATGGTAATTTATGCCATTTTTTGATTGTCCCCTTTTTCGTCAACGCCGAGCGTGCGAAGCACACAAGCCTTGCCTATTGCGTCGGTTTTGCGGTATGCTATGATTATTTCCTTCTCTATATCAGATAGCGGGAAATCATTGACAACCGCCTTTGACTCCCAGCCCATAAGGTACGCCGGAGAACAATTAAAGAGCTGAGCCAGTGAGACGATCGTCTCATGCTTAATGTTCTTTATTTCTCCGCTCTCGTACCGCTGCGCTGTCGCTTCTTTGACTCCTAAATACTCAGCCACTTCTAACAGCGTTTTGCCGGCTGCGAGCCGCCGCTCCTTTATTCGGTCGTTGATCTCGGCCATGTCTGGCACCTCCTTCCTTCTTATTTAGAACACCCTTAGAATATCACAAACTTACGCAAAACGCAACTAATACTATGCATAATATCAAAAAACTTACGCAAAAAGTATTGACACGCTTGCTTGCTGGTGTTACTATAACCTTACGCAGTAGGTAAGTTTTTAAGAAAGGAGGCACACAATGGCAGAAATTTATAAAACCGACTACATCGAGATCAAAAAGATCATGGCAGAGAAAGAAATCAAAACAATTAAGGAGCTCGCGGAGAAAACCGGGATCAATAGAAACACACTTAGCAACATATTAAACGGGAAAGTGCAGCCCTCGTCCGACGTCATGGAAAAGCTCGTATTTTCTCTGGAGATCCCGCCAGAAAAGGCCGGCCGTATTTTTTTTAGCCTTATCTTACGCACCGCGTAAGTTAGGAAACGGAGGTGCACAATGAAAGCAAAAGACTACTACCCTACTTACATACCGCGCAAGTGGATCCACTTCGCTGAGCATGGCAGAAAATACCGGATCCACAAGAAATACCGCAACCGGATCCTGCAAACCGTAAGCAGCCACCCCTCAGACTTTGAGACGGTCCTCTTTAATGTAATGCAGCACACAAGCCGCAGCGGAATAACTACCGCGGAATTTTGCCGAGGCCTCACCGCCCCGCCGCTGCCCGATTATTTTAGAGACTGCTCCCCAGACGACGGCATACAGATCCCGGACGATATTCGACAGCTCAGTGAGAAGCTCGAGGAGCTCAAAGAAATCATAGAGCGCACGCTCTCCCCGGTGTTCGACTGGATCAAAGAGCTGGCCGGTAAAATTGTGAAGATTGTACGCGACGCGGTGGACCGTATCTGGTGCAATGATCGCCACTGGTGGTACATGGCAGAACACCACAAAAAGCGCCGGATCCGCAAGAAGTACAGAACCAAGATCAAACGCATGGCAAGAGACAGAGCCCGCAAGCTGCTCCACTCTCTCCCCAGAGGAGCAGGACGACACCGAGGCCGGCGACGACGAGGAGGTCCCCTAATGGCAAGAAAGAACTCACAAGCGAGACAAGCAGCCTGCCGAATATGCGGTAAGGACTGGCAGATCAGCGCTCTGGCCGTTATCCCTCCAAGTGGGTACGTCTGCCCGGTGTGTGAAACCAAGCAGAGGAAGGAGCGACTTTATGGCAATGAAACCACTCAAAAGCGTGGGATCCAGAACCCCGCAAAATATCAACATCGAACTCGATACACTCCCGGAAAATGAGAGCGACGCGCTCTGCAGGACCATAATCAGCGGAATGTCGAGAGCGTTCGAGGATCCTGCCGTTATGGCAGACTATCAAAACTGGAAGAAACAGAGACAACAAAGAAAGGAGGCAGCAGCCCTATGAAATACATGGGAAGCAAGGCGAAAGTCGCCCGCTACATCGTGCCGATCATTCAGGAACAGATCGAGCGCTCCGGCTATGAGACCTATCTCGAGCCATTCTGCGGCGGCTGCAATGTGATCGACAAGATCGAAGCCCCGCAGCGGATCGCCAGCGATTGCAACAAGTACCTGATCGCCCTCATGCAGCACATTCAGGCAGGCGGCGAGCTCCCGGGCTACATCGAGCGCGAGGAATACGCCAAAGTCCGAGCCAACCGCGACGACTACCCGGAATGGTACGCAGGCTATGTCGGTTTTGTGGCTTCGTATAATGGCAGATTTTTCGACGGCGGCTACTCTGGCAAGACTCAGACAACCGGAGGACTCCGTGACTATCAGGACGAGGGCCGGCGCAACATCGAGGCGCAGCGGGACAAGCTGAAGGACGTCATTTTCTTACATAAGGACTACCGGGCATGGAACCCGACCGGGTGCGTCATTTACATGGATCCACCCTACGAGAACACAAAGCAGTATAAATCGGTTGAAATTTTCGACCACGCGGACTTCTGGAGAGTCGCACGGCTCTGGAGCCATGACAACATTGTACTAATCAGCGAGCAGGAAGCTCCTGACGACTTCGTGCCGGTGTGGATCCACAGCGTAACCCGCACCATGAACCAAAATAAGACGATAGCAGCCACCGAAAAGCTATTCGTTGCGAAGGAGGTGCTCGAGCGTGAGGAAATTGTTGCAGCAGTTTAAGAAAATTGTATTTTTCGATACTGAGACAACCGGCCTCGATCCTGAAAAGGATCAGATCATCGAGCTGGCTGCTGCTCTCGTAACCGAAAACGGCATAGAGCTCAAAATCGACGCTTTTTGCAAGCTGCCGGAGGGCGAAAAGATACCGGAGAAGATCGTCGAGCTGACTCATATCACCGACGACATGCTGGCAGATAAAGGGATCGACTACCGCGAAGCCTGCAGGATCTTCTGCAATATGCTCCACAGTGACAGCGAGGTGCTACTGGTGGCTCACAATATCCAGTTTGACCTGCTTTTCATTCTGGAAATGTTCAAGCGCTGCGGCATGGTTCCGAAAGCTCCAAAGCTCCGGGCACTCGACTCCCTGACAGTATACAAGGACCGCGCGGCATACCCGCACAAGCTGGCGAACGCGATCGAACACTACGGCCTCGCTGACAAGGTCCAGAACAGCCACAGAGCGATCGACGACGTTCTGGCGCTCTACGAGGTGACTAAGGCCATGAGCGAAGAACGGGACGACCTGACGGACTACATCGACCTTCTGGGCTACAACCCGAAGTACGGCATAACCGGCCGGAAATTGAGACAGATCACATACATGCCCCAGTCTTACAAGCTCGGGTGCAGACTGCCGGATCTTATGAATGGAGGTGGATCTTGTGAGTAACGGCGTACTTATTACCCTGATTATTTGCGTAACGCTGGTAATTATCAGCTACAACAACAAAGGTGGAAAAGACAACGACAAAAAGTAAAGGAGGCGCGCAACACATGGCCGAAGAATACAGCCGCGAGGCGGTTTTTGAGATACTGGGCCAAGAGGTCCCAGACAAGGAAATGCAGCGGGCTGAGTCTTATGCAGACAGAAAGCTCGAGCGGGCCACAGAAATGCAGCCAGAGGACACGGCGACGTACCGCTCCGGCTGGTACCGTGTTTTGCTGGTGGCCGATCTGGTGAAGCAGCTCGCCTTCCAAGACTTCACGCTCGCCCTCTGCGAGCTGAGAAACTACGAACCAAAAGGAGGCATACAGACCAATGCAAACACATGAGGACATAAAAAGGGCCAGACGCCCAGAACGTCCAGCCCAAGTGACCGCGAAGAAGGAGACGGTGCTCTCGCCTGAGCCCGTCCATAATTTCAAAGATCACAGAGAAATTATAGCACGAAAACGCAGAAAAGCCAATAGGCGCCGCGAGGTTTTCCTCGCCAGACTGGCAGCAGGCGCCGCTCTGGTGCTCGTTGTGACCCTTACCGTGAGTCTGGTATCTTGCAGCAAGAAAAAAGAACCGGTAAACGCTCCGGCAGCAGAAATAACAGAGACACCGCAGGAGACTACTCTCATAATTCAGGACGAAACGCAGCCGGACGGCTACTACTTCGCATATCTGACAGAGGACGGGGAACCTCACGCGGTAAACATGGAGGAGCTCGCGAGATCGTGGGCCTCTGAGGCCGGTTTTGAACTCCGGTACGAACTGACAGACGCCGAGCGCTACGAGGTGGCCCAGATCGTCACAGCAGAGGCCGAGGGCGAACCGCTGGCGGGTAAAATTGCAATTTGCCAGTGTATCCTGCAGGCGTGCGAGGACGACGGGATCCGACCGGCAGAGGCAGCAGCCCGCTACTCCTATTCCAAGAAAAGACCGGAGCCGTCAACGGAGGCAATGCAGGCCGTTCGGTATGTGTTTGACTTCGGAATGATAGCAAGCACCGAGCCGATCAAATACTTTTACAATCCCGATCTTGTGGCGAGTAAGTTCCACGAGTCACAGCGCTACATAATGACAATTAACAACCACCGCTTCTATGCGGAGAAGGAGGAATAAATGCAACCGATAGTAAATGACTTTTTCTGCGGCTGCGGAGGCATGGGCGTCGGGTTCCTCAATGCTGGCTACAAAATAGCCGGTGCGTGGGATTTTGACAAATATGCGGTGCAGAGCTACGACCACAACGTCGGACACCATGTAAAGCAGGCAGATATTAAAGAAATGACATGGCAGGACGTCCCTTTTGCTCATGTTTGGGCTTTTGGGTTCCCTTGCCAAGATCTGAGCGTCGCCGGTAAACAAGCCGGGCTACTGCTTAAATGCCAAGATTGTGACAGCGATTTTGCTATTGATCCGAGTAATTTCACAGGGCAGACAACCTGCCCGAATTGCGGCTCGAAAAACTATAAAGCGGCCAGCCGCTCCGGGTGCTTTTATGAAATAATGCGCCTGATTGACGAAACCAGAGAACACGCACCGAACTCACTCCCAGCCGTGCTCGTTGCGGAAAATGTAAAGGGCTTAACTCCATACATTCCAGTGCTTACAGCAGAATTAAAACAGCGCGGATATATCGCTCATGTTAAATTATACAATTCAAAATTCTGGAATGTGGCCCAGAACCGGGAACGCTACTACATAGCAGCCACCAGAGACGACCTGCCGGACGTTTTACAAATGCCAGCGCAAAACGAAGATCCTGAAAATGTTCCCAAACTGTCGCTTTTTCTGGACGATAACGTCCCTGAGAGGTTTTACATTCCAAACGAGAAAGCCCAGAAAATCATCGAGCAGGCTCTCAAAAGGCTGGAGACTCTCGGAAAAGTACACGCAAGACCGTATCGAGAAAAGGCAGAACGGTCGGCGAGCCAAAGACGACGAAGATCCGATGTTTACGCTTACAGCTCAGGATCTCCACGGCGTAATTATTCAAACTGAGGAGGACGACGAAAACGGCGTTATTGTCTCCGAGATATGCACCGAGACCGGCCTACTGGATCCAAACGGTTGCGGCAAAACCCTTCGAGTTGGCGGGGGGGGGTCGTTGACCAAGAAGCACAACTACCAGCACATACTGTTGAGCACATCGGAGTAACGGTGACAGACTACGCCACCAAGTTACAGAAGTTCACCGATACAGCAAATTGCCTTCAGGCAAGAGACTCGAAAGGCTTCGGGCGTCAAGGCATGACTGCTGTCATTGAACTATCAAAGGAGGACGAAAATGCCAAAACTTGAAATGATCGGCTTGCTGGATATAAAAGGGCAAGACTCCATTCGGCGAGTGTACGATCCTGACGGTCTGGCCCCTACCCTTACGACTTGCGGGGGGGGTGTAGACAAGTGAAAATTTTAGATAAAAAACGATACAGAGTCAGAAAGCTAACCCCAACGGAATACGGACGCCTGCAGGCGTTTCCTATGGAACATTGGGAGCAGGTAGTCTCAGACTCTCAGGCTTATAAGCAATTCGGTAATGCAGTAACCACAACCGTTGCAACCGGCGTAGCTGAGTCGATAACGGACTTTTTGAGCCACGTCGGAATATTAAAGGAGGACACCGCAATGGAAGAAATGAACAAAGCAACCAGCGCTCAGGCGCAGACTGAAAATCCAGCCATAGCCCAGATAACTGCTATTTTGCAGCCTAAAAAGGAAAGGCTCACAGAGCTCATGAACGAAGAAAGTCAGCTCAGAACAGAGGTTGAGGCTCTCGAGCTTGCTATTTCAACAATTCAGAACGGAGGGAAAGAAAATGCCTAAGTTAATTCAGACAACCACAACAGAGACAGAAACAACATGGAAAGGACTCGCTAACCTGATAAAAGGAGGCGGCGGCACATTAAAGATCGGCGACATTATCACAGAGAAAACCCTCGACGGCGAGGAAATGGATCTCGTAGTCGTTGACATGGGCCCGGGCTGGGCTCGCTTCGAGAGTAAGGATTGCCTGCCGGTAGAGGTTGCCTACAACCAGAACAACAGAAACGCCGGAGGCTTCGCAGACTCAGACGTCAAGCGCTACTTAAACGAGGAAGTTTTCAACAGTCTGCCGGAGGAGCTTCGCAATGTGATCGCCGAGGTTGAGCGTAAACAGGAAAACGGCGAGAGCTCACTCTGTCGCCTCTTTTTACCCACCGAGTCGGAGCTGTTCGGGGACTGCTGCTATTCAGAGGACGACACATACAGCCAGATCGAATACTACAAGGACCGCCGCAACCGTATCAAGTGCAACAGAAAAGGTGGATCACCTGATTGGTACTGGACCGCTTCTGTCAGGAGTGGCAACTCGACTCATTGCGTGTCCGTCGGCGGCAACGGGTACTCCGACTACTGGTACGCCAGCGGCGGGCTTTGCGTCCCGGTCTGCTTCGTAATTCAGTAAATCATAAATCCCGCCGCCTATGTGCGGCGGCATAAGGAGGAGAAACCACATGCAAGAAGAACAGAAAGAAACCGCAGCGGGCTCCCCGGTTGCCTCATTCCAGACGCGGCGGGACAAACCGATCGAGGTAATGAGCCTGCAGGAGAAATTCATCGAACTGCGGCGCCAGATCCCGAGGATTGAAAAGGGCCAGCACAGCGAGGAGGTTCCCTATAAGTTTGCAAAGATTGACGACGTCTGGAGAGCTATCACTCCCACGATGAATGAGCTCGGCGTCAACTTCGACATTATTCAGGAGGAAAACGCCCAAATTAAAACCATGAACACGCAGCACGGCGGCCTTATGTTCCTTTATGAGTCCGATCTGACAATGCGCTGGACCAATGCAGACAACGAGGACGACACCGACGAGGCCCAGACTCATGCAATCGCATGGAACGACGATCCGGCCAAAGCTAAAGGCAGCGCGTGGACCTATGCTATAAAATATTATCTTTTTGAAAAATTCAGCATTGACATGGGCGAGACTGATCCAGACATGAAGGGCAAGCCAAGCGCTCAAACAGCCTCACAGCCGGTCAGAAATGCCGCAGGCAACCAACAGAGCCAACAAGGCAATAAAACCGCTCAGAGCGGCCAGAATGGAGCCGAGAAAAAGCTC